GTCGGATGTATTCGCCTGCATCTAGACTCCCTCTGTGCGGCCCTTAGAAGGGGACTGAGCCGCGCTAGTAATTTCCGGGGGGTAATCCTAGCGCGGCTCTCCCCCTGCCTCTGATCCGACCCCATAGAGGCAGGGGGATAAACCCCCCTTACCAAGAGAAGGAACATTCAATGAAGAGTGAGCCGCTTGTATGTGGCACCTGTGGAGCCCCTAGCTTTCAGGGTTGCCCCTGCCCTAAGAAGTCCTGATGTGTCAGTTGTGCAGTGAAGGACCGTGCAATAACTAATGTGAAGGTAAGTCATGCTTGATAAGTGTCTATGCCCAGACCCAATGTGTCCCCTCCACACGTACGGTGGCGGACAGTCAGAAGGTTAACTAGTGTATTGCGGAGCATCGTATATGCATGACCCACATCCGCACACGGTGAATGGTGTCAGCTATATCTGTAACGGAGGAACACGACAGTATGCCGACTATGTACTGTGGGGCTAACTACTTCCATGGATCACACAACTATTACAATGGGGGTAGTTATGACTATTGTCCCGGATACATGGCAAGTGAGTAATGCCAACTACTAGGTATTGTGGCAACTCGTATAGCCATGGTGGACATACGTATCTACTAGACGGAACTGTTTACCAGTGTCCAGGTTCACCAGAAAGCGCTAACTAAAACTTACTCGTAATGACCCCCGTCTTTAAACGGTCAACGTCATTGCGAGTGAGAGACTCACAGGGGAACAATCATTGATTGCGTGCCAGGACCATAAGGTCTTGCCTCTGTGAGTCTTTGGCTGTGTAGCTTAGTGGTCTAAAGCACTGTCTTGTCACGGCAGATATCAGGGGTTCGAATCCCCTCACAGTCGCGCACTAGGTAAGGGCATTCACTTCCCCGAGCCCGATGCCCTTACCTAGTTGCATCACAATTCACAACAGAAAGATTCCCAATGGCTAAGCACACTCATAACACACATGGCAATTGTTCGTGCGGTGCAAGTTACTGTACTGAATGTGGTCATACATGTGATGTGAGCGGTCGCTAATGAGTTCCTACCCTGGGTGATCTACCTCAGTACGTGAACGTCCTTTAGGAGTTATTCGCCTTTCGCCTAAAGAGACGAGCGGAATAAAGTGACCACCCAGGGTAGGTCACTGCAGGTTGGGAAGCTAATCATCGTAGTTGCCTGGGATTAGCCACGCGGATTATGTTAAGGATGAGATTCGCATATGTGTGTACCCGCTGATGAGAAATGTAAGAAGTGCGGGACTACATGGTGTTCAAAGCACGAAACGCATAGCTGCGCTTAAGGAACTAATTGCTGACTAAAGTAGTTATGTGCTATCTCGTGGATGGGAAGCTTGTCACGCGAGTGCATGTCATAGAAGAAAGCGACGTTCCCCAAATGGAGAACCTGCTTAAGGACTTGTCTGTTCTGTAAGGAGGGGATTATGGGAGATCTTTGTCCACACGGCATTCCTTGGAACTACCCTTGTGATGAGTGTTAATTGAAGACAGAAGCTGAGTACCTAGCTGACATTGGGAACATGCGACGTGCTTATAAAGGCGTAGTAGTACTAGACATTGAAGGTGACACGAGAGATGTCAGGGCAGATCCCAACTCACTCACACTCGGACTGTCCTACTCTTACAGACTTGATTCGCGAGATGGCACTAGAACTAGCGGTTATCTCCCCTTCAACCATGCCAATGGAAATCTTCCGAAGTCTTATTTGCAGATCATGCGGGAAACCCTACTCAATAAGGGTAACCCTCTCCATGTCATCCACCACAACGCTAAGTATGACTTGGTCGGTCTCAAGAATGATCTCGGAATAAACCTATTGGATACACCGTTCTTTTGCACCCTGCTTATGGGGCATTTCGTCAATGAGAACATGCCTGATAAGGGCCTTGACGCTATGTCCCGTAGGTATGGGGGTTTGCCTAAGAACAAGACAGAGGTATTCGGTAAGATCTCTAAGTCGTTTGGTTGGGAGTACATCCCAATTGACATGATGTCTGAGTACTCCACTAATGACTCTGAGATCACAGAAGACTTGTTCTGGAAGCTACTACCCGACTTCAATGCACAAGGCTTTCAAGAACTCTGGGAAGTTGAACGGGACTGGATACGCTTTCTAATTAAAGTCGAATCAGTCGGTATCAGTATTGATGAAGAACTCTGCGAGTCAGAGATCAAAGTTGGTACTGAGGAAATGCATAAGGTGTCGGAAGAGGTAGGGGGAAACCCCGCCTCTCCTAAGTTCCTTACTCAACTTCTTACCTCCCTGGGTATCCCGCTAAAGAAGACTAAAAACGGTAACCCTTCCTTCAACAAAGAAGCATTTAAAGAATACGAGATCGCACTAGAAGCTCAACAGAATCCCTTGGCGAAACTAGTTCTTAAGTTCAGGGGATGGCAAAAGACAGTCAGCACTAATTACATGGCTTACCTCAGGCTACGTAATCCCGATGGCTTTCTTAGACCGAACTATAAGATTCACGGTACGGTCACTAGTCGTCTCTCTTGCGAAGATCCGAACCTACAGAACATTCCTCGCATCAGTGAACACAGATGGAACGGAAAGCTTAAGCGGGCTTTTGTAGCGCGTCCTGGGTACACACTTTGGGAAGCTGACTACTCCAATCTAGAATTGCGTATGGCAGCCGTCTACTCGAATGACGAGACCCTGCTAACAACGTTCCTGCTAGGGCTTAAGCCGTTTGATGTTATGGCTCAAAAGCTTGGTTGGCTTAGGCATGACTGTAAGACTTTTACTTACACCGTTCTTTATGGTGGGGGAGATAATAGGGTCGCTACGGTTTTCCGTACTGGCATGGCACGCGCTAAGCAGATGCGTAAAGAATTCTTTGCTGCCTACCCAGGGTTGCAGGCATTCAATAAGGAAGCTACTCACAGAGCAGAGACACGCGGCTATGTGAAGTTGTGGACTGGACGCAAGCGGCATTTCGAGTACCCGGAAAGAGAAGGGTACAAAGCAATGAACAGCATCTTTCAAGGCGGGGGTGCTGAGATTGTCAAGCGCAAGGGAATTGAACTAGGCAAAGCTATTGACTGGGATGAATGCAAAGTCCTACTACAGATCCACGATTCGTATGTGTTTGAAATTAAGAACGGCACAGAGGGCTATTGGCATCCAAAGATTCAGAGCATTATGGAATCCGTTGGGGACCTTAGTCCGTTCTTCAACAAAATCCCATTCCCGGTAAGCATTAAAAAGTGGGGTGAAGAGTAATGAAGCGTTGTAGCAAATGTGGGGAGGTTAAACCCCTAGAAGATTTTCATGTTAAAAGAATTGCAGAGGATGGCCGTCAAGTAAAATGCAAAGACTGTAGCAGAGTCATTGCTAAAGAACGCTACGCAACTAAACTCAGATTTAACACAACAGACGAGAAAAGAAGTAGACATCTAAAGACTAAATACAGACTAACTCTAGATGACTACAATGCTCTACTTATTAGACAGGGCTATGTATGCGCCATTTGTGGACAGGATGACAACGGCAGAGAACTATCTGTAGACCATTGCCATTCAACTAATAAGGTACGTGGGCTATTGTGCCACAATTGTAACGTGGGCATTGGTCATTTTAAAGATAATCAAAATCTGCTACTACTAGCTATTGACTATCTAAGGAAGTATGAATAATGACAGCTGCGCTGAAAATTGTCGCAGATGAGTCCTGGCATACTCTTTATCTCATCAGTGTTTACAATACTGATGACGTACTCACCCAGGGTAAATGGTCCGCATTCCAACAGGATATCAAGCGAATTCTAGTAAGTGAGGATTCAGTTCTCATTCACGGATTGTGGTATACGTCACCAGCGCTTGACTACCAAAGCATGTGTATCGGATTTAACCTGACTGGTGAATTCCCAGAGATGACAGTACGTGTCCTTAAAGGATGTCTTAAAGGATTGTCGGAGGAATACCCCGGTTGTACGATTCAATGGGCAGTGGCGACGGTAGATTACATCTAGCATCGGAGTGACATGTCTAGTACGCAGCAACTTAACCATTACTGGACGCTTTACGAACACCACTGCAAGCGCGGAACATGTGTGATGTGTGAATGGGACTCCTTTGCTAACCCGACATTCTTTATGTGCGCATACGGTAAGACGCTAGTCAAGATGTATAACAAGACACTAGACAAGGTGTGGAATGGAAGAACCTATTACACCTCGGGGACATTCCCGCTGGGTGACTTCTGGGCATCGGATACAGACGGACGCCAACTATCATCTCGCATTCGATCCTGGCGAGAGAACGGGATGGGCGTCATTCGATCAATCAGGAGGGCTTACCGGATCTGGCATCATTCAAAACGGTCTATATGGAGTAAGTGACTTTCTCTGTGGTCTACGTAATCCACCAAAGGTAGTCGTTACAGAGACGTACCGAATTAAGAACTTCCAACACGAACACAACATGTCTAAGGTTCCAACGATTCGCGTTCTCGGAGTTCTAGAACAGTACGCATACATGACTGGCGCTAAGTGGCATGAACAGGAGTCAAGTGTCTACAAGACCGGAATGCGCTGGGCAAATATCCCTGTTCTCGCTAAAGGACATACCCCTGATGATCAATCCGCAATTGGGCATGGAGTGTACTGGCTCCACAGAAACGGACTCTGGGAAATTGAACTCTGAATACTGGGTAGGGGATTCGAGTCTGCCTGAACACTGCGGTTACTGGCCAACTGATAAGCCTTAAAGAATAGTGAGTCTCGTCTTAATGTTTTCTCCCTGGGTGATGGAAGAGATTCGATCGCATCCCTATCGAATGTGGTTGATACAGGCAGTAAGTCTACTAGCCTTCACTCTCATTCTAGTTTTCCGAATGCCCGCACATGAGTACACAATTAACGTCTACCCGACTAAGTCACCCAGGGTGGAAGCATCAGCGAATACCAACGCAGTAGAGAGTAAGGGGATAGCAGTGAGTAAGCCGGATAGCGTGAGGCCGTCAAGAGCCCCGAGAGACACGGCACCCGACCCCCTTCCAACGAGACCCGGATCGTCTGCGCGCCCGTCTCCGTCCCCCACAGAGCCGTCTGAGCCGTCCCCCGGTCCGAGCGTGCCCAGCGATCCCCCGTCTGAGCCGCCTGTTGATCATGGCCCGCCCTCCGTACCTCCCACTACTCCTATTGAGGATAAGAAGCCTCAAACAGTAGACATCAGAGAAGCAAACGAATTCGGTACTAGAAGCCCCAAACCAGAACGCAATAAGTGAGCGGCTATGCCAAGTGAAGGGGCACGGGAACAAACTAAATATGCGCCTATCCGTTCGGAGAGAACCGAGTGGATGCTAAGAGCCGCGTGTAGGGGCGTTCCAATGGAAGACGGCTATTCAATCTTCTTTCCAAAGATTGTGAAGTCAGCAGGACGGCCACCGAAAGGGCATCATGAAGCGCCGAATGCAGAATTTTATGAAGAGGCTATTGAGATCTGTTCTCGATGCCCTGTCATCAATGAATGCCGCATCGAATTCTCACGTGATCCGATTCCACGGGATGGCATGTATTTCGGTAAGACGCCATCACAACGAGCACGAATGAAGAACAGACATGCTAACTAAGACTGATAAAGCACTTATAGCCCTTACCGTACTCATTTGCCTATGGGGAATCCTGTCTCTAGCCGGATGCGCTAAGCCACCCAGGGAGAATGAAGACACACTAAGTAATGCACACGTCGCACAAGTTGAAGCCGAATCACAATTGAGAAACGCTAAGCGACTCTATGCCGGGGGAGTCCGAATAGTCCCTAGCCAAATGAAGCCGGGTACTTACTTCTCTAGGACTCCCAAAGATGTGTTCCTTTGTTACTGGGCAAGGCTCAGAGATACAGAGGCTAAGTACAACAGCATCATTGCTAACGGGTTTCAGAAACCAGGCAGGATCGTATACGTCACAATTCAGACTGATGACTACGCATTTGAGTCTAGAAGTTGTGGCAAATGGACTGAGGTTAAATAATGTATTGGTCACGCGGTGAGATCATCCGTGGTATTGTTGTTCTAGTCGCAATCGTTGCGGCTAGTGCCTCTGTACTAGTGGCACTGATCCTTACACTGAAAGGCGAGATTCTCTAGTGGCAAAAGAACAGAAAGCATGTAAGTGGTGCGGGCACATCATCTGCACCTTTGAATGGTGCGGCTGCACCTTCTGCAAGCGCTGGGATCAGCACCCCAAGTAAATAGAAAAGCCCCCGTACCTTATTGGTACGGGGGCTTTTTGCTGCCCTCTTATACAGGCGGCTGATTGAGCTTCTCAAGAATCTCCACTAGCAGAGCTTTGTTCTCTGCATTCTCCTTACGGAGATCCTTGAATTCCTGCCAGAATTCTTTCATCGCATTCGATGGATACCAGTTCGGATTCGTACCCGACGGATTGCCATCTAGCGCCGGTAGTCTGTCCTGCTTCCACACAGCATCAAACAGTTGAGCTGCATTCATGTCGTTACTCTCCCCTGCTAGGCGTCTTGCGATTTCCGGAATGACTTCTGTCTTGTATTGAATAAGCCGCACGCTACCCGGACATGCGTGAGCATTCTGATTCCACGCGGTGAATTGCGAGTGATAGCCGAATCCGCTTTCTTCTGGGGAATTGACTAGCCTCGCAGGTCTACCCGTTTGCTTACACCACCACACACCCAGGGAGATGATTGATTCCATCTGCTTAGGCGACCAACGCACATTAATCTTTGCGCCGTCGGAAGTCTCTACAGAAGTCGCGTAGGCATTACCGGCAAACTGTGCATCCGCTTGACGATTGAGTAGCTGCCATTGAATGACTGCGCCATCCAAATCGGGACGATCGTAGTTACCGCCGATACCGAAATGGGATTCAGTACCCCCATAGCCGTTAGCTCGGAAGAAAGCATCAGTGCCCATGAGGTAGCCGGACATTGTATGAATAATAAATACCCTGGGTGTCCCAATCTCAGGCTCATCAGTAGGGGTACCTAGTGGACGCCATGCCGCCTTACTGTAACGAGTCTCCATGGTAATGCCCGCCATTCGCGATGTGGTCATCTAGCTTGCTTGTGTTGGCTTGAATGCTGTTATTAATGTCTACCAGGTTAGCTACCACTTCTCTTTGCAGAAACCTTTTGATAGGTCGCACTAGTGCGAAGTGAAAGAATGCAACGATAGATAGAAGGGAACCGCAGAACACTGCAACTACCTGAATTCCGTCTATCAATTCCTTAAGCGTAATAGCATCCATTACGCCACCTGCTGATACCAAAGCATGCAATCGCCTTGAAGCGTTGCAGTTCCGGCAGCATTAGCAGCGAATTGGAATTGGATGGTTCCGGCTGTTGAGCCTACTTGTAGGTCAACGATTTCGTGATATACGGAGAATGCGGAAGCAGTAGCGTTAGGGCCACCTGCTGTTTGAGCTGTACCCGTTCCGCGACGAATATACATACCTGTAAGAGCTGCAATGTTCGTCGCAGTATCGAGACCCTGCCCCATAATGTTACGGCCCATTGTTGCCCCTGCTGGCGCAGTCCAAGCGAACTTGGCATCTGTAGCCGTAGGTGCGTCATAGGCAATTTCAACAATGATGATCCATCGTGAGTTAGCCGTAACCGTGAACAGAAGATCTGTCGCATTAGTAAGAGTCGTGGTCGCGTTAGTCTGCGATCCGGCAGAGTTGGTAACGAATTCTAGCTTGCCTGAGTTAAGCAGAGCAGCGGTAACCCGTTGACCAGCACGCCATTCCGGAAATGGCATCTATTCTCCTTATAGGGAAACGATCATCGGTTGAAGTAGCTTTACTTCTGCCCCGGCAGAATGACTCTTTACTACTCCGTTAACAGATCTGGTAACCGTGAACGTCTGTCCTTCCCATGGAGTAAACGTGAGGTCATCAGTCCATATCTGAAGTCCGTTAGCAGGAGCACTCCCTAGAGTAGGCCCAAAGGAAGCATAAGCAGCAGATGCGGGCGCTACTCCTGTAACCGTGCGTCTTGTCCAAACAGCCGCTGCTACTGCGCCACCTGAACCTGACGATGTACTGAGGTAACCAAACGACGAATCAAGCCAGTCAATAGAGACATTCACATCTGAGTAACCCGCGACTGAATAGGCCCAATAGGTAGCTACGTATGTATTTCCTACTGTGACAAATGCAGGTGTTACTGGTCTGTAGAACGCCAAAGTACCGATGAAGAGAGGATGAACTACAGTCATCAGACCAGAGAATCCGCCGGTATGAGCACGTGTAGAGGATTGGGCGATTGTGCAGCTAGTAGCTGTCCATCCTGTACCTGTCAGCTCAAAGTGGCCGTCTGACTCAGCGATGGAAGTAACCGTCATGACTTCCCCACCAACAAGAATGTCAAAGGGGAATTCAGCCGGATCAACCACCCAGGGAGCCCCTGACGAAATGGTTACATCCACATCAGTTTCTGTAGTAGTCAGTGCCTCTCTTAGCACAGAACCCTCTGTGTCTGCTCTACCTAGGGTGTCATCATCTAGCATGCCGATACGGTATGGAGACTCAGGCATACATGCTGCATTGATTGTATGCACGAATCCTGTAATGACCTCTTGGTAGCCAATGACCAGTAGAGAGATAAGGTCTGGCGGATACCCGGTAGGAGGATCATCAATTGTAATGCGGTCACCAATGTCAGTAGCGAGCGCAGCAGCATGCATTGTCGCGCTATCCGTAAACGTAGGATGTCGTAGGTTCAGCGCGATGTTCGGATAGCGGGCCTCATCCACTGTGCCTAGAAGTAGTCGCCATCCCGCTTGGTCAGCTAGACGGTCATCAGTCTCTATATTGATGCTAAAGGCATCATCAACGCGGCCGACTCCGTTAGGTGGGGGAAGGATCGAGAGTGCCCCAGATTCCAGCACAGCCCTTGCTGAGGACCCTTCAACACGAGACACCGTGATGTCATTGCGTGTGAATGAGTCATCATCGATCGGATCAAGCGACTCCGCTAGCTCAGAATCGCCGTACGTAAGGGCTAGTGTCGCATCCCGATTGTAGAGATTGAGCCTAGTTCTATAGCGCAGACCAAGTCTGTCCCTGGATTCATAGAGCATGCCTAGATCTGCATCTACACATTCGTCTATAAGGTCAGTGAAGTTCTTAGGTACCTGCGGCCCCATGAATTCGGAATCGCCTGCACTGCCAATCCAGTTGAAGTTCAGGTCCTTTTCACCTGACAACCGGCTTAGCCTATCTACAGCAGTCTCCCCTACGTAACTCTGCAATTCATCGTACAGATCAAAGATTGACGTGATTTCATTGTGTACGGAGATATGTCCGATAGACGCAGTTGTATCAGTGACGTTGCCACCGTTGTTAGTGCCGACTCCTGTAATGCGACCGAACTCTCTACCGGCAATGGTCGTGTCATCGAACGATCCCGTAGTCTGTCCTACTTCAAGAGACACCATTGTCATGACAGTGTCTGCGCCTGATTGGTCGAATTGAAGAGAGACCCGCAACAGCTTTGCATCTACGGCAAAAGCAATAGCGCCCGATGACGTGATTAGCGCATCCTGATCGTCGTATGCACGCAGATCTAGTGAGCCACCAGTTGAGTAGAATAGGCCGAACTTCTTAATGCCGGTAGAAGTCGTGCCTGTACCCGACGTGTAGACAGAGAAGATGCGTTCCTGGTTATTACCAGTCTCGATATAAAATAGAAAACGAACTTGCTGAGAATCGCCCCCTACGTAACTCCCTACCTGTCCGATCCACTGGCTATCAGTAAATGTAGGCAATGGATTAGAACAAACGAAATCGTCGAATGCCGCATAAGTAGGTTGCCCGTAGTCAATGACCATAGGCGAACCGCCCTCAAGAGCAGACGCAATTCTTAGAGAGTTCACAGCGTCTTCGCAAGGCCAGTACCCGACAGGGGCCGTAGTGCTGTCTGAAAGAATGGCTCTGTAAATGACACTGTTAAGAGGACTCTGTCCCTGCCCAAGTCTGCGGAGAACTCCGGCCGCCTCAATAGGTACGTAAATGTCCCTACCGGATATGTCCCACTTTTGAGGCCACGACGAAACCTCTCCGTAGAATCTATAATCCCTGTCGTCAATATCACCAAAGACAGTCCATGTCCTAGGCGAAGTTGTGGTGTCATCAAAAGAGGTATCTCCGGCAACCTGAATTGTAAGATTAGGATTTGCTACTAGCGTGCCAGCGATCCCGTTATACAATTCAAATCTGTGAACCTTACCGAAAAAGCTGCCAGTGCCAATCCCTACTGTAGATCCGACCTCTACCTCAGCATTGCCGCTAAAAATAGAGGTAGTCCCAGACGTAAATACAGCGTCGCCTAGTTGTGTCCAAGAGCCATCGATGGTATCCGCAGTGTAGAAAATGACCTCATGGCTATCGACCATAGGACCTGCTACAACTTCTAGGGTTACACGTACAGCGTGCCTACCCGAAGTAAATGGAACGGACTCAGTAGATTCTGATATCAAGCGACTCGCCAGTGTGCCATCTGGTGACCAAAGGATACTCAGCAGCCCGTCATCATCTATGATGAGCGCCCAAGATCTGTTATCGCCTGAGGTAGCATACTTAGCTGCGAATCCTTGGGACATTTGCCATGCCTGCGGAGTAGCGTCAAAGCGAATGTCAATATCACCGGTGATATCTAGCACGGCAGCATCAGGCGTAGTAATAGCATCGGATGCCACTTGCGCCAAATTCAGATATGACGCACCAAAAGGCACAGAGACCCGAAGGGGCGTATTACGGCCAATAGAACCGTAGTACGCTCCCGTCGGATTTCTCGGAGTAAAGCGACCATCCCGATTGTCTAGGGTGAGCTGACATTTAGAATGATCAGTCTTGTTACTTTCACTGCTCTTACCGTGACTAATTCTAACTTGACCACGGTCATAGACATATGTAGAAATGTCTGTCCAAACGGAGTTAAGCTCTAGCTCAACCTTGAGATCAATCGGCGGTGCCATTATTACCTACCCAATACCGCTTGGACATTACCGCCCCTAGTCCAGACGGCCTTACGAATAGGATCAATCATGATCTCACCCAGGGTGGTAGTTCCGATGATTAGCTGAACTACCATAGGTGCGCCATTATTTCCCCCCTGGGTGGCCATACGCTTGCTGTCTCCAGCGGTCATAACAGATGAACCATAAGGGAGATCTAGCAATTCAGGGCCTTGCTCCCCTACCCAGGTCATGCCACCAGTGGGCCCACCTGATGCCTTACCCTTACGCTTAGACAGCTTGCTTAGAGCAGCAGCGATCTTATCGGCAAACTTATCAGCCGTCTTATCCATAGCCTTTTGCAGGCTAGCTTGCTCTTTGAGCCAACCCTTTGACCCTGGGAATTCAACGTCAGAGGCAGTCTTACCGATCTGGGACGAATTCCAGTTGATAAGGTCTTGGGTTCTATTGACTTGGGCCATTTGGGACTTACTCATATTCAGGAATTCATTAGCCATCTTGGTACCCTCATCAGGACCAAGAGCCACAATCTGACTGAACAGCGTACGTCCTAGACCTCTCTTTTGCAGACGCAATAGAGCAGCACGGAATGTCCTAAGCTTGCTTAGCATTCCTGATAGTCCACCACTTACGCCACCACCAGATAGCTGCCCACTACGGCCTCTAGTCATAGAGTCTAGATCAGGCAATCCGGCCGCACTCCGCATAGAGTCGCCAATTTGCTTAGCGTGCTGATTGTAGGCTTCCAACTTCTTAGCGACCTTTTCACGCTTAGCCGCTAGCTTTTCTAGAGCCGCAATCTGTCGCTTTGAATATGCGACTAGTGAATCTTCCTGACTTCCGTCAAACTTCTGCTTAACAATACTGATTACAGCATTGAACTTAGATCTGATTGTAGAGATCTTTCCGTCAATGGAATCAATAAGTTGCTTCAAAGCTTGTGCGGCAGTAGCGCTAAGTCCCCCACCACTCTTGCTATAAGAGGAGGATGCGTTTTCCATAATGCGCTTTGAATCGCCTGCGGAATGCACAGTAGATCCGGGTGCCAGGCTAACTAGCTCCGGACCTTGTTCCCCTACCCAGGTTAGGTTAGAACGGGGGCCACCTTCCGCAGCATGACCATATGAGCCAATGATGCCACCATGGGCATTCATACCGCGTGACTGACCAGACGTAGCCTTGTTGAATACCCTGTGAACAACGTCAAGGAATACCGTCTTATCGTGCAAGCTACCGATGCCAGCATTAACCCGCGCAATAGCCGCTTCTGCTGACTTAGAAATGACAGACACATTAACTGTCTTATTCTTAATCAAGCCTAGGTCACTTGCCAGTTTCCTGGCATTAGAAGCAGACATGCCCATACTGGTAGCCGCCCTGATGAAAGCACTACGCGCACTGTTCATTCGTCCCGCAACAGATCCCGCGCTTTCTCCAGCGGCAGTCATCTTGTCTCTAACGGCGAGTGCCGCAGAGGCGATGCCGTTTAGTGCAGTGCGGTTGCTACGGCCCTTCTCAGTAGTGATGTCAAGCGTTCGCCCGTTCTTCTCTACTGATTCGGAAGCTGCATCAAAAGCCGCTTCAAGGCCAATAAGCGAGCCGCTCATTGCCAGTTGCTGGTTAGCCAATTCCAGTAGGGCATCAGTGAATACACCTACCTGGGCAGCGGCCCTAGCAGCACTCTCGCTAGCTCCGTCAGTACTAGCCCCAAAGTCCGCTACTGCTGTACCGGCAAAGTTAGCGCCATCTGCGAAGTCTCCCAGTTTGTCAGCAGACTCCCCAGTGCTCTCACTCAGATGCGGCATAAGTCCGCCTAGAGTGTCAACCCACTTAATAGTACTAATAAGCGCGTCGCCCATTCCTTGTGCAGCTTCAACCATTCTATTCTTAGTTGAATCCGCTGCTTCACCTACTCCACTTAGCCCCATTGCTGCCATGTCGCTTGCGTCCTTAGTCGAATACAAAGCAACAGCTAGAGCCGCAACAGCAATAGTGACACCTACCCAGGGATTAATCCCCATAGCAGCAGTAAGCGCCCCTTGTGCAGCCGCAACAATTCCGGCTGCAATTGCCCATGCCTTGAGGCCAATGACAATAGCCGCAATCATGGGAACAAGGAAGTCAAGCTTTTCCTGTGAGATAGACGCAAACATCTTCGCAAATGCGGAGACTACACCTAGCATCACGGCAGATACTGGCGCAAATGCAATAGCGATCTTCAAAGCTGTTTCTGCCAAGTTGCTAAGCAGTTGGATAATTACAGGAACCTTATCCTTGACTCCAGCCATGAATGCATCAAAGCTCGCACTACCCTTAAGGCCCTGCCCGAATTCCTTAAACTTAGCTGTGATCTTTTCCATGCCGGTAGCCATGGTTCCGGAGAATGGCAGGAATGCCCGAATGACTCCAGCGAAACCAGCACCGACATTCTTAAGTGAGTTAAGGAAGCTGGGAAGTGTTACCTTGGCAGATGTGTTCATCTCAGCTAGGAAAGACTTAAAGCCGCCACTCTTGACACCATTGAGAATACTAATATTGAAGTCAGTAAATGCCTTAGAAGCCGTTTCCACTAGTGGTGATAGCTGAGGGATTACAGCCCTCATAGCTTGCATACCACTAATGAAAACGGGCATAGTCTTAGGCGCTAGTGACTCTGACCAGTCATCTAGCTCTGACTTCATTGTTCTAAACTGCACTGCCGCTGCTCTTACCGCTGGCGACATAGTATTCAGGTTTGCTTTAAGGTCCCCAATCTTTGCTATCTGGGGAGCAACAGCAAGACCGAATGCACCTACGGCAACACCCATGGAAGCAAAAGCAGCAACAGAGGCAGCAGCACCCGCAACAATTGGGGCAGTAAGGGCCGGTCCTGCCATTGCAGCAATGCCTATCATGGACTTCATAGACTTAGCAAAACCTGCATTGACCTTATCGAAACCCGCACTTGTCTCGTCAAAAGACTGTACGTGGATGCTAACTGTATTCGCCACTGTCCTCCCCCCTATCAGGTGTTCCCAGTTTCAGCACATGTAGATAGCGGAGCAGTTCTACATCTTCCGCTTTAATCTCACTGGGTAGTTTATGAAACCGATCACAGAGGCCGATTATCAATTCGGCCTCTGTGAGTTCCCACGGTTTGGTTACGACACTTCCATCGGAATATTCAGATCCGGGGAAGTCTCGCCAGAGTCCGAGTCTTTTCCCAGATTCGCGTCTACCCCTGCAAGAACGGTAGTCCACACTTCGATAAGACGGAGTACGAAAGGAAGATCCTGAGAAACAATACCCTCAAGAGTTGCGGGTACCTCTTCCCAAGACCCATCATCCTTTTCACTTTCTAGATTCCACTTAATCAATGCATCCGCAAAGTATTGGAGCATTTGTCTAGTGGCTTTAGCAGCATCATCTTTAGCACTTGACTTAGACTCTGCGTTAGCTTCCCACAACATAAGCATCTGTCCTGTAGACAGACCTCTAGTGGTAACCTCCAATCCCTCAAATTCAGGGAACGTCAGGTTAAAGATGGTGCCTTGTCTGCGATAGCCGGGCATACGCTTTATATCCTTACGTCCAGGTAGGAACGGTGCCATCTGAAAGGACACCAGGGGCAGACCAAGTAAGTGAGCCGTCGGTACCACGCGATAGCGAGTAGTCCGTGTAGAGCACTTCGGGGGCAAGGGAGTTCGCGCCCACAGTGCCCGTAACGGTGATGGTAGTTGTACGCGCTACTGACGTGCTAGGCACTGTCTCAAAGACTGCGTGAGACAGGTTAGCAGAGTCGTTGAAAACACCGTTAAGCGTGATAGAGAAGTCGGCCAGAAGTAGCAGACGCTCAATTGCAGACTTGTCTACACCGGTCACGTCCTGAACACCGCGCGGTGTACTGAACTGCCAGTTAGTAATGTCATTGCGGATATCTTGTGCAGCCGCTGCGCTGTTATCTACAGACAGAGCCGTCTGTGCCATTCCAGTAGTCTTTGCCATGGCTTAACCCCTTTCGAGAACTGTTTTGACTTTATCCTGATGTCCTTGGAAATCCTCTACCCAGAACTCAGGCTTAGTGTGGATCACAGGTTGGATACCTCGGGGATTACCCCTGTAGTCGCCACCCTGCACTTTGAAGATTGGAGGTAGCTCATTGCGGTAAGTGTGCTGAGCAAAGCACTTCTGACCAGAAGTGAATAGGAACTCAGTAAGTCCCGCTGGAGTCCTGGACTCTTTGAAGCTACGTCCAGACATCTTGCGAATGTAATGCGCTTGCTTCTGACCTAGGCCGGTAGCCTCATCGATAAGCGATGACCAGCCATTCGCCATAGCCTTACAATCGACGTCTTCACATGTAGCGGGACCGAAGTGCGTTCTACTAGGCGCCACGATTCGGTAAGACACGTAGTCTTGTGGCTGCATATTCGGAGTGATACGAAACGGCTGCTGATTCACTAGAATGCCACAGCGCTAATGTTCTTGACAAAGACAACTGAGAACGTTACTTCCGTAAAGGTGCCCGTAGTGACAGCTCTGACATACCGGCGCACAGTACTACCGGCCGCACCTGCAATTCGCTGGGTGCCTACAGCAGTAGCCGCAGCGAATGCGGATGATGTAAAGACAGCATAGGTAACGTCATCTGCGGAGTCCTCAAGCGTCACAGTCGCATTCGTAGCGCCCGAGATACTGATCACCTGTAGGTAAGCTTGCCATCCGAAAGAAGTGGCCGCTGTGAAGTCAACGCCGTCCCCCTCTGTGTCAGCGGAGTCAGAACGCTTACCAGCCGTTAGCTGCCTTCCCCATTCCAGGCCAAAGCCGTTAGCGAGTGCCTGTACCTGAAAAGTGATCATCGCATCAGTGCCACGAGTCGGGTCATAGTTGATCTGCTTAGAGATCAGACAAGCGGCCCGATTACCCAGGGTAGTACCGCGCGCATAGCACAATTGAGCATCCGCAGTAGGCAATGCACTCAGCACCTCATGCGCACGGTCATTCGAGTCATTCATATACGAGACGAATGAAATCTCTCCGTCTTTGAGTCCGCCTAGACGCGCAAATGCTGACTGAGTAATATCGGTCATGTCAAGCGCAGCAGGACCCCCACCAATCCGAGACAGCGAATTGATATCGCCGGACACATCAAAGCCACCGATATAAAAGTTATCGCCTAGGCCACCTGACTTACTCACGTGTCACCTCCCATTCCTCTTGAAGAATCTCCATTGTGTAGTCAGCGACAGCGTCATCTGATACACCGTTGCATTCTTTCGGTTTCTTGAATTCTCTACTTGACGCAGATGCATCTAGGTATTCCTGACGCATTGCTTTCTTACAAGGCGATTCGCCCGGAAGACTGCAACCACTGAGTAGCGCAATAGCAATAGGAAGTGTCGTAAGCATTGCTAGGTTCACGGGGATTGCGTCCAAGCGTCATTAACGATAAGAGGGATAGTGATGGTCATTACGCGAAACGGCTTGTTGTCCTGGGTGATGTAACCGGCCTGAGCTTCAAGCTGAAAGCCAGACTCACCTAGTAGATCAATATTGGCAATCTCCCCACCCAGGGAGAAATCGCCTGAGTACTGAGTCATCAATGTGTCTACCGCTATTACCACTTTCGGATCAATAGCATCCTGTGGGAATTGCGTCATGCTTGTGTATATCCGCGCATTGAACAGAAGCAATGCAGATGTTGCGTTTAGCCCTGATCTTTCGGCATAGGGCAGGACGCGATCAATCCAGATTGCGCACAGAAGGTCATTACGTGGTGCGCTCTTAGGCTCATGCGTGTTCACCTGAGTGAACAACCCAGTAGCAGCGGCATTACTGACCAATGCATCGATGATTCCCTGGGTGTCCATTAGCGCATCCTAGGTAGGTATCGCCTAAGAACACGCTCAGCAATTCTAGAAGCCTTACGATCAAGCTTCTGATTCACCTTGCGCATTGAGTGATAACCCTTGAAGCGAGTAGTGCGGTTACGCGACCCAGTTCCTTCTAGCCATGGCCCATAAATAACGTCATTGTCGTGAACCGTGTTGGAGTTACCGGCCCTATTGATCTGAATCTGCGACGTGTAGTAACCCGTCGGATTCTTCATAGACCTATTGAGCTGAGCAATCCACATGCTCTGGCCCTCTTTGGCAATCTCTAGCGAGGCTTCTCTAGTGAAGTCCCTAGCAGCTTTCTTTGCCAGGCCATTAAACAGAGGGCCAGTCTTAGACACTCTTGTGAGAATAAGCACTAGATCATCCTTACAAGCGTGAGCACAGAAGCAATCACGAAACTAATAGTGATAATCCGTACCGGCATTTCCCATAGCATCCGCATTAGATCGCTCCGATTCTCGCCATGCGTCCGTAAGTAGTCATCGCATCATTCTTGATCTGTGAGATCGAACGCCCGGTGAATTCCTTAGTGCCATCCCCTGAACCGGACTCACGGGCATAGCCACTGCTTCGCTGCAATAGCGTGTTGAGTGCTAGCGCTGTCGTGAACTCTGCGATCAAGGACGGCACCTCGTGGCGCGTGATGGCCGTCGTGTCCGCGTGGGTGGCCGCGGACGTCCCCAGGGCGGCCCGTGTGACCGTGAGGGTACGTGGCGCGTAGATTGCGGCACCCCCGGCATGTGAAGCCAGCACAGAACCATCTACAGCCCTCTTGATCGTCACGACCAAACCAGCTATGTCAGTCACGAGAACTCTTTCAGAGTCAATAAGAAGGATCTCACCGACCTTAGGCAAGATTCCGACAGACGTACTCACAGTCATTGAGACGTCTGCGACTGATGCAGTAAGGGAATCACCTGCATCAATGTCTACTGTCGTGTCTTGCATGACCTTTTCAGTGACAATCATTCGCTCTGACTCAACCTTAATGATTGAACCAATGCCAATGAGGTAACTGTCCGAGACATTAACCGCAGTCTCAGAAGCATCTAGTGCTTCATTGAGCGTGCCTGATACGAGATCAGTCGTACTGTGGCCGAATACACCAGTAATTGCAACATCCCTTTGAGCCGTAGTTCCCTGCCCGAATGCCGCGCTTGCATCTAGGTCTAGCTCAATGCGCGTGTAAGGAGGACCATCATTAACGGGCTCTAGGAAGTAGTCAGTACTCGCGATAGCTTCCCCACCAGAAGTCAACGAATTGACTGAGATCAATTCGTCTTGTTCTAGGTACAGCACATGGGAACGTGCGTACTGAAAATTAGGCCAATTGAAATAGCGCGTGCCTGTCCAGGGGTAGAACTTCCGGTGAAGCATTCCCTCTACAGTTCGGCTAGCCGCATCAATTGCGCTATCGACTTCTGTATTGCTGAGTGCTGTTTCCTTAATATCAAGAGCGTTCTTAACACTCTCACGTGTTGCGTAGAATACGCCCATGATTACCTCCCAGTGCTACGAAAGGGATTCGAACCCCTACATACTGACTTTGTCGCCAGCGCTCTGCCAATTAAGCTACCGTAACGACAAATAGCCGTGTTCCCCCCGGCAGAGGAACACGGCTATTCGGAATGCAAGACAGAATCCACCACTGTCTTAATTACGACGTGTCCCGCATTCTTGTCTTGCATTCTGACCTAGCCCCATATAGGGACGAATTACGGGTCTATTCAGTTATGTAATGCCGTTGCCATCACGCGGATATTGCCAACCATCGTAAGGACAATAGAGCACGCTCTTAGGTCCATTGATTAGTGGCTCACCATCATTCGGACAACTTACGGGTGGCTTCCCTTGAGTAGCTCGTCTATCGTCGGCGTCGGACTGGAAGATAGAGAGGAGTTGTTCCCAACTGATGGCACTACCTCCTCAACTTCTACCGGCAATTTAGACTCTGTCTCACCCAGGGTGTCTTCAAAGTCCCTGGTAATCCAGCCGTCTACGTCACCAGTAACTACAGTTTTACGCGGATAGTTACTAGCCCCACCGTGCTTAGTGATCTTAGGCATTACGCCTCATCAGCATTAAGCAGATCCCGAATGCGATTAGCCACTGTCAGATCAGGACAATGCACGTATAGCGTGTAAGTCGGATCATCAGTGATTACCATAACGGATGGGCCAGGCAGATAGGCTGTTACATAAGTATTGGCCATTACGCAGCCGCTACTAGAGTCGCGCCCGTAGTAAGCGGAACCCAAGTGCAGTACCAGGTAATTTCACCATCGGTACCGGCTGAAAGAGACTCAATCTCTCCCGTAGGAACTACTGCCCTTAGCGGTTCGCCATAGCCAATAGACATCAGCTTTGCAGGTGCCGTAGTAGTAGCCAGGCCAAAGGTAAGCAGAGTGCCAGCGAGAGTATCGGTACCACCGATATCAGTAGCGGCGCAAAGATCCTGAGTATCACCCGTAGTCGGGTCCATTACCAGCTTGTAAGAGTTGGCCACCGTAATAGCAGTGTCCACTACTCCCCACATTGCAGTAATGAGGACTTCACCACCTGCAACAGTGAATAGCTGCACTGTGGTAGCTGCGAGTGTGCCCGTTGCTTTGCTTACGGGACCACGACCAAGCGCGATTTCCCTAAGCTGTGAACCTTGAAGAATTACAGACATGGCTTACACCGTCCAAGCTGCGAGGTTCTCAGGCTTACGCTGAACCTTGAGGCTAGACATGATGGCAAGAATGCCACCAATCTTTGCCTGCGAGGCGTCATCGAGTCCTAGAGAAACGTACTCATAGCCGTCGGTAAGCTGACTGGCGAGAACTTCAATGACGTAGATCTGCTGAACATCTGCGCCAGTGTTAGTAACCGTGACCGTAGCCAGAGCAGACTGAGTAACGCGAGTCCAAGTCTCGTCACCATCTAGAGTAGTCTCTTCCTTAGAGAACCAATCCGTAATGATAGCGAGGTTATTGCTGTCACCAGAAGTAACGGCATCGTGCTCTTGCAGAGTGAAGACAAGGTCAGCACCTGCGGTTCCGGCAGCTGCGAAGAAAACAAAAGTGCAGACTTCCGCATTCTTCATGTTGATACGGATACCCGTATTCGCAGCGGTGTTGAGGTCAACGATGGAAAGCGCATTCGTAATATCGAATGCCTTACCAAGCGCGTGTGCATTGGTCGTCATACCATTTCCTCTCTCTCAGGGGTTTCAATGCCTGAGAGTTGAGGCCGCCCTAAGGGTGTGAATGCTTAGGGCGGCCGGACAATTACGCGCGGGCTTCCAGCTGAACGAACGGGCTCAGTGTCGGACCGTTGTTCTTAGGAGTAATGGCGCTGTTGATCCACGGGCGACCGTCAACACGGCTGATGATACGGAATGCCGTAACGTCATCCTTGAAACGGAAGTGCTCCGAAGAACTGGTCTCCATTGACTGCCGGTCACCTACAAAGTAATAACTCAGGTCAACAAAGCTGATATCGCCAGCGTCTCCGAGTAGACCAGTCTTCTCAGTGAAGATGACAGGACGCCCCAGGATGGTCATAGGCGGACCCTCAGTACCGTTATTCAGCCAGATAGCCGAACCACCAGTACCGACACTCAGAGCCATCGTGGCAAGCTCGGGGAAGGTATCCAGCGAGGCGACCCAGACGGCATTACCCAGGGAAGTAGGCAGCATTCGGGCATACATCTTTACGATGTTCTCCCAGACAATGGTGTCTGCAAGCTGTCCAGCTTCCTTAGTAACACTGATCAGTGCAGAGCCATTACGGTAACCAAGAGGCTGACCAACACCATTGCCATTGATGAAAGCGTCATCCTCAAACCAGGCCATTGCCTGAGGAAAGGTCTGCGAGAAGTAGGCATCCGCTGCCATGGTGTCCCGCATAAGCTCATTGGGCATTTCCGTGTAACCGGTGAGCTTGTGAGCTTCCATCTTGATGCGCTGGAAAGTCGCCTGCGACTCAGTAAGCGTGCCGCCCTCTTCTGTCCAGTAGCAGACAACGCCACCAAAGACAGACGAGACATTCGACGTGCTATCGAATGCAGGAATGGAGAGGGTAAGCGTGCTCATAGGAATGACGCGCGCACGGGACCTAACCAGAGTGCCCTCAAGTGCGATCGCCATCAGCTCACTGCGGAATTCCTCAGGAATGAGGAACCCACCATCCGCAGGAACGTTAGAGCTGTAGTCGTTCCAAATCTTTGCTGCCTTGTCACGCTTAGCCGAGAGGTCCGCAGCATTGCGCAGTGAGCCGCCCTTGTGCCAAATGGCCTGTAGGAAGTCACCAGCATCATCAAAGATGCCGTCAAGCTTGACACCGGGAGCGCGCTTGTTATAGCCCGTTCCCTTGTTCTTGCTGACAGGACTGAAAGGCTTCATCCCAAAGTCAATACGCTTGGGATTAAGGCCCTGCTCCTTAAGCCACTCATTGAGGACTAGGTCAGTCTCTGCCTTGACCTGCTTACCGAACTCCTCATGCTTTGCCTGGAAAGTATTGGCGTAGTTCTTGACAAGTTCGTTGAACTGACCAGCCTCAAATACTTCCTTAAGCTTGGCAGTGTTCGCCAGCATTTCCTCAAGCTGAGTAGCATCGGTAGGAATGGTAATCGTAGGTGCCATTAGTGAAACACTCCCTTCATTGACTGTGCGACATTATCCCAATCAATGGGAGTGTCTTTCTCTTGGACATTGATTACAGGATCTGGCGCATACATACGCCCTGCATAGTTATACATGCTGAGATCCCATACATTACTGGCGTCGGACTGACCTTGAATCTCATCAGCCAATCCGACTCGCACAGTTTCCTCTGCATTGAACCAAGTCTCAGCACGCATGTATTCACGCCATGACTCCACAGAACCGCCCGCACGCTCTGCATAAATGCTAGCGATATTGGCGGAAGCATTGTCTAGCTGCATTGCCTTGTGCTGCATCTCAGCAGCGTTACCGGCGCATACAGTGTGGCCCTCATGAATCATCATGGTCGCATTCTTTGCCATGACTACCTTGTTACCGGCCATGGCAATAACTGAACCAATAGAAGCAGCAAGTGCGTCAACGATAACTGTCACATTACCGGCATAGTTCTTGAGTGCCTGATAAATTGCGATACCGTCGAATACTTCACCGCCCGGTGTATTCATGTGAACTGTGAGATCCTTACCACCCAGGGAGGCAAGATCCTTGACAAGACTTGAGGCAGTGATTCCCCAATAACCGATCTCGTCATAGATATGCAGTGTCTGCATTCCCTCAATTTCAACGAGGTTATACCACTTCTTATCGGTGGCATCCGCTCTCACCTGCGGAATAGATCTAGCGAATCGCATTGTTACTCACCTCCCTTACTTGCGCTTCTTAACGTTGCGCCTAATGATTGCGCCTCTGCAATTGGGTGGCCAGTCACAGTCCTTGTAGTTCTTGCCATCCGGGTAATCCTCATAGGCATCAGCCTTAGTGAAGTACCGCTTACCGTCATTCTTCTTACACGGTTCGCAAGACGTTTCGTCTGACTTCTCTTCCGCTACCCATGTCTTGAGTCGCTCGGGGATATCGTTCTCAAAGACTTCCCTGATGTAGTTCTCTAGTACCGGGTCCATATCGTCGTCATCTTCAACGTCAGGCTCTACCCTGGGTGGCTCAATAGCAGCGGGTACAGGTGGCTCTGGTGGCGGCTCAGGGACCGGTTCAGGCTCTACCTCAGGTAGTTCATAACCGAGCATCGGGAGAATGAGCGGTGCCAATGCAGCAGGGGCACCCTTGAGAAGCTCAATCAGTAGTTCCTTTTCCGGATCAGCATCGGGACTACCGAATGCCATCTCAGGCAATCCGACTGCTTCAAGAACTTCCGGAGCGTAATAGCCTGCCTGAATAAGCGCCAGTGCCGCATCAGCCTTACCCGTCAATTCCTTGCTTGCCATCTCCCTGTCTTCTGGGATGTGCTCGCAATAATCGAATTCCAGGTTAGCCGCAGAGCTACCAAACATAGGAAGGAAGTAACAGTTAAGCGCTTGCTTGATTCTCTCTAGTCTGGGAGTAACAAGCCAACGTGCAAAGGTGGCTTCCGCTGCTTCCGCATTAGCACGATTAACAGTCTCGCTAATGCCTAGCATGTGCGGATGAATACCGAATGCCTCACGAATGACCTCACTCGATACCTTACGCAATTCAACGAACTGCATATCGCGCATTGAGAAGGTTCGATTAACCCACTTACCGCGCTCAATTACCGCAACCCTATGAGCGTTCGCCACTCCCTGATGCTGCTCACGCCATCTACCCGTGAATTCTTTCCATTCCGGATCACCTAGCTTTGTATCAAGCTCAATGATTCCGCCAGGTTCCGCACTATTCAGAAAGAAATTACGGTTCCATTCCGCACTGTACTTAGTCGAATCAAGGTCAGTGAGGATGCTCTGTACCGGTCCCATTCCCCTATAGACGTCAAGAGGATTGGGCATCTTAAGTGCGATGACCTCATTAAGACCTAGCTCAATGCGCTCCCCTTCTGGGGAGAGGTACACATACCCTGACAGGAAATCTTCCGCATCAGGAACAGGAACAATTCTGTCGGGTCTAATCGGCCACAGTTCAGCAGGAGGGCCATTCTTAGTCAGTCTGCTGACCAACCAATAAGACTCGCCAGTCAAATCTACGTGTTGCTGTGACGTCTCTACTAGCAATTGACGAGTGAAGAAAGGGTTAGGCTTTTCCCAAATCTGCAATGCGAGATGCCGTGTTATTTCCTTACGGTCTTCATCATCGCCACTTACTGACTTAGTCCAAAGCTTCCAGTCTACTTGTGCCGTTGCATTGCTAGTCCTATTGACAATGCTGAATAGCGTTCCTACGCCACCCATCATCCGCATTTGCGTTTCCATGTCACCGCTAGTCTGTGACCTACCAAAGGTCCATTTACTAGCCCATGACGGAGCGTAAGGAACGGGGCTCTTGTTAAGAACACTCCCTGTAATCACCTTTGCAAGTGACCTCATTACTCACCACCTGTAAGCGCTTCAATGATGAATAGCGAGATACCAATGGCTAGTACACCCAGGGAGGTATGCAGTGTCCATGCCGCGTAGTCAATGCAGCCTAGACCGGTCACCTGTAGTACTCCCGTACGGACATCAGACCACGCAGGAAGCTTTGCAGCGGCATAGCGGGCTAGCCGTAGCACTAGCGACTCACGCGGCTTACGGACCTTCTGAGTGCGAGCAAGGCGATAAGCCTCTATCACTGTCACGCCTTGACTCCTCTCTCGGTTTCACATGAAACGAACACGCGGCTTAGCCTGTAGATCCTTGTCTGCCACCATGTATCGCGATGCGTCCATACCATGGTCATTCTCTTTAACCGGTTCATCCTTAATGCGACCATTAGGTCCCATTGCCCAGACGTAACCAACGATCTCTTCCTGTGTGCATACGGGCCTACCACTATCGCGCAATGCCGGATCTAGAGTGACAAGAGCATCGCGCATGATGGCAATGGAGGAATCCGCTAGCCGATTTTGTACGGCCTCAATTCCTTCCTTTACTGCCTTGTGTGCGTTCTGTGTGCCTAGTCCTAGTTCCTCTTCTAGTACGGCCTTACCTTCTGCATCATGGTCACAGAGAATGGCACGCGGTGTAGGCTCTGTCCAATTACCGTCTTTGTCTTTCATGATTGCGAGGATGTCTTTAGCGTGTTGCCGTACTGTCTTATTCGTATGGTAGATCTCGCGATAAAGGATTAGCTTTCCATCAGGATCTTCCGCCCACCATTGGCACACAAAGGGATTCCTGAATCCAAAGTCAATGGCCCAATAGCGCGGCCAATCATTTGGGATATCGAATCGGTCAATGAGATGAACGTTCGAATTCCATTCCTCATAAATGAGGCCCTCTGCCGCTGCCCAAATTCCCTTACGCAATCTAAGGAATCGGACACCGGTAAGCCGGTCAAGCTTCCCTATGTAGTCCTTACCAATGTCCGTTACTGTTCCGTCTTCATTGAACAATGTCGGGTTATCCTCATGCACTGATTGCAATAGCGTTGTCATGCCCTCATCAGCTCTGGCCTTAAGCCAATGAGTAGGCATGTCAGGGTTGCAGTCCGCAATGAGTTGCTGAAAAGAAATGCGTCCATTTCTCAACCGCGTTGTCAGTGCTTCCCAGTCATTTACTGTGAGTTCTGTTGCTTCCTGTACATAGATGACATCGTATTCAGATGACATGATCTTAGTCGCTTTGTCCATTCCGCCAATGACAATGACACTGCCATTGCTGAATCTGTATTGCGGTGCCTCTTGACTAGAGCCACCAAAGTAATAGACATCAGACTGACTAAGATCACAGATTACTTTCTCTCGCCATGTCACTAGTGCTGTACTACCCAGGGAAGCAAGAGTCTTGCGCACTATGAGGCCTCGCATACGGGGATTGAGTACGGCCATAAGAAGCAGCTTCTCTAGGCAAGCGCGACTCTTCCCAGTGCCAGCGGGGCCACTCACTAGCACCTCTGAGCCGCGCTCACTAAAGACCTGAGCACATGCACCCTTAGGGGTATATACGTGTCTCTGCATGGATCTGAGCCGTCCCGTGCTGACAGTCACACCATGTGTGATCCATACAATTGATGACCGTTACACAATCGTTATGCCTCGCATCAGCGCAGTCATTACAGATCATTTCAGCTTGCCCATATCTACACCATTGACGACAATGCTTGTCTGACTACTGCCCTCATACTTGAATGGCGTATCCAGTCCCAAGTACTTGGATCGCCTATCATGCACCTTTAGGGCCATGTCAATAGAACGCAGCTTCTGATCCCATTTACTATGAGGGCTATTAATCATTCCCTCTAGCACCATTGTGTATCCGTCAAGTCTTTCAAGCTCAATGCTTCTCTGTGTCTTGACATCTTCGCTAAGTGTTTCTACTACTTCCGCTTGCTTAGTAACTTGCCTTTCGAGTACTACACCAATAAGAGCAGTGTCATCAATGTCAGGTTGTTCTGTCTTAATATCTTCAATCAGTTCTTGCAATTCAGGTCTATTAGCCGCCTTGATATAACGCATAACAGAGGCTTGACTAATGCCCATTATCTGGGCTACTTGCCTCTGCGTATTACCTTGCTTAGCCAGTGCTCTAGCTTGAAGGATAGTCTCTAGCGCTGCCATTAGTGACTATCCTTTCAGCCGGTAATAAGGGACTCATCTACCCAGGGGAGTATTCAATGCGTGTCCGGTTAGTGCTATTGCACCCGGCTTCATTCGTCTTTTGAATACGACTGAGTAAGGGGATGAGTAGTGAGTAAGGCTATTAATAGGCGCTCTATAAAAGGGCAGCGCAAAGCCTGTGACGCCATTCTAGGGGAGACGACTCGATGGACGCAAACGACTTCTCAAAGAAGAGGGCCAACGCTCAAAGGCGGCCCTTCTCTGTTAAGAGAAGTGATTCGAGATTCAGCGGATTCATGCAGGTCACAGCCTTTTGATCTTATCGGAATCAGGTCCCTATACCCCTGATGACGCGATGTGGCCTCTGACCTGGCGAATCAGGCTTTGAATCAGATGATGATCTATGATTCAATCAGCACACTAATTCGTTGACCTGGGGATGTATACCCCCACCCCCTATTTGATACCCCCCCTGGGTATGTTATGCCCTCTGACCAGGCTGATTAGACAGTCATCGAACCTTGAATCAGCTAGTTGATCATGAGATTCAACGTACCCTCTGACCTGCACTTATGTCACGAATCAGCAGGTCAGAGGGGGTGCCGCGAGTGCCATGATCAACGATCTTGTGAGTAAGCGGACTTACTCTACTCAACTGCCTTACTCAATCCTTATCGGCTAGTCCTTCAATAAGATCTGTCAACAGAATACCGATCATGAAAGTATCTGTTGAGATATCCTCACTCTTTAGAAGCGCCAATAGCATATCCCTTCTACCGTTTACTTCCCCGCTAAGACCCGCATGCGCAAGTTCCGGAGTACCAGAAGTACGCTTAAAGAGTTCAAACACTTCATGTGCATCCATGGATATTCCCTACATTTCTGGTTTAGGTTGTTTCGGCTTACATTGGTTGCTAGCCCAAGCACTAGCAATATCTGGATCTCTTAGGTAGCGCATAATGGACGCTTGACTCATACCGAGATACCCGCCTAGTTGTCTTTGAGTAGCTTCAATCTTGTATTCTTCCGCCTTAATGAAACCTAGTAGTACAGTCTTACTGTCTGAGAGCTTCTGTGAGACTTGATCAGTTACAGGTATCCAAGGCCATTCATTCTTACTGGCGTCCCCTCTGCGTAGCTTTGAGGGCCACTGACGACCCCCTAGGCGGTCCCCTCTAAATCCCTCTAGCAGATAAGTCTCTCCCCCGTCTTCACTACCGAGCCACTTACCGAACTCAGGCCACCCACTCCACAACTGAGATCCGTAGGGCCTCTTAACCCGACTCTTGTTCTCATCAGTGGTCATAGGTGAATGCTGCTCTAGCATCACTGCACATCCGAACTCAGACCTAATTCGATCAAGCACATGCTGAATCGCTTGTGCATGCGGATCGTAACGTCTGTCCTCACTAAGGCACATCTTGTAAATAGGGCCTATGAATAGGAAGTCAGGCTTAGCACTTTCAACGAAAGCCAGAAGCTTCTCAACAGACTTCTGATTCGCTAGGTCTATGCCAGTGTCCATTGTGCTGAAAGCGAGCATCCCAGGGGCTACCCGACCATCTGAGAGCCGTAGAAGGGGCTTGAATGCGGACGCCTCTGTGTGTTTCCCATTCTCTAGATCCACGTAAGCAACCCTCTTAGGCTCAGCCTCAACAAAGCTAAAAGGGTGAATGCCAGATGCAAGCGTGACGCAGAGCTGTCTAGCGAATGTTGTCTTACCTGCTGATCCCTCATAGCCGGTAATGACAAAGCGTTCCCCTCTTGCGAGTACATCGGGAATCACAAAGTCAAAGTCATCGCCTGTGTCCTCAAGCAAGTCAAGGATATCCGAGGTAATAAACTCTGCCGGGGGTCCTGCTAGTTCCTCTCTGCGTAGTTGAGACGCCTCTTCCCGAATGCGAATAAGCTCTAGTGCTTGGCGAACCTTTTTCTCATGCCGTTGGACATCATCAGGAAAAAGGCCGTCATACTTATCCGCCACTTAATACCCCTAGACACTAGAAACCGCACAGAATCGGGTAAAGCTTTCCTTGCTCAATTCCACGCAGAATCTTAGGTGTCACCCAGGTGTCACGCTCGTTTTGTGTAATGTCCCATGAGTCTGTTGCCTTTTGCAAAAGCTCTACTGCGTATTCCTCGTAAGCCTTTTCATCGGGTAGTAGGCAACCGGCTAGCAAACCACCAATTGCGAAACATTCCTTATTAAGTGTCGTATCGCGTGTGCCAGGTTTTGCGTCACGAACATTACAGACGATATCGCTTAGTCGTTCTTTCAAATCTTCTAGATCAGCCTCTTCTAGATCTATGCGGCCCTCTCTAATGTCCATGGCATTTTCTTCTGATTTTGTGAAGTCATAACGAGAGAATAGATATTCGAAATACCTAGAGTATTCCAGGGAGCTTTCAGGCTCTCTTAGAGCCTGCCAATCAAACCCCTGGGTGAGTTGGTAGTGTTTCCCCTTTCTCTTGGTTGGAGGGATGAACACAAAACCCCTACCGTTACCCCCGTCATCTCCGGCTTGAAGGTCCACCCCTTCCCATGGTGTGTATTTTCGGAAGTGAGAACGCTTGATGTAGTAGTGAGTTCCTCCCGATGGGGTTGCGACTGTTCCTCTAGGTGGTGGCATCATTTGGTTGGCCCATAGCGTCCGTTCGATAGCGTCGCCACCATTACGGGGATCAATGTCTAGTACATCGAATGCAATACCGGTTACTGCGCATACGGCATAAAGCGGTTTCCAGCCTTCTAGGTGCTTCTCATCTGCATCTATATAAGGCCAGTCTTCTGGATAGTCGTACTCAGCTCTACTACTCATATTGAGTGGGAACTTCTTAGCAATGAATACGGGTACTCCATTAGCGATGAATTCACGGGCAAGATCAAGACGGCTATCCAAGATCGTTTCCTTCCGCTCGGGGGCGCGCGTGTCAGGGGGACGCACCATAGCACACGCTCACAGCCCTCCTGAGGCCACGCTGGCTAGGCCCTGGTCCCTCTGCATCCCCCTGCTAGCGCGCCGTCCTGGGAGCGCTCTGAGCCGCCCTGCCCCTGTAGTCATCCCACTACTCTAAGTAGTCACTCTTAGGCATAAGAAAGGGCGGCTACTCAGTGAGTAGCCGCCCTTAAGTAACTCAGGTAATTGCGAGTGATGCGCGTCCGTAGTCCAAGTCTTGTAGCTCGTCACCCCATGCAAGCATTCCCTCTGGCTTGTGGGGATGGAAGGGAGCTTCGTAAGAACCTTTGAGTCGCAGGAACTCGCGTGCCTCATGCTCTTCCACCTTCATGATGGCTGCAATGACCAGGCGCATCAGGTCGAGTGTGTTCCGGCATCCTCCCACATTGAGAAGGAATCCGACTGACGGTCGAATCGAGACACGCATGCGTGCTTCCATGAGTCTCTGATTTGAGTTGAATGCGGGGAAGGTCATACCGAAGTAGACAGCGTTCTCTCCCTCAGCTTCTGCTGAGAAGTACCAGTCAGGCTTATACGAGAGTTGAGTATCCAGGAATTCAGCCGCAATACTGCTGTGCATGAGTTCGCCTTTCGATTGGTAGAGCAGGGGGAGTGAGTTACCGGGAAACGTGGCTGTACTGGAATCGGCGTGCGTCATCGTAGGTCGGGAACGGTCGCATCATGAGAACCGCGCTCCCCTGATAGGTGACGCGAGTACGCACGATGACGTACCAACGTCCGACGTAGTAAGCGATCGACATACGGACGTCATTGGGGAATGGGGCTTCCGTGTTCATGCGATGTCTTCCATTTCGTCGTATTCGCCATCTGTGTAGGACGTGAGGGTCTGCGTGAACAGGAAGTTTCCTTCACTGTCATAGATGTCAGTGACAGTAACCTTTCGTGCCATGAGTTCGCCTTTCGAGTAGGACAGTGGCCGTGCTGACCGAAAAGCCCTCACTTACCCCGATAGGAGTGAGGGCCAATCCGCTAGTACGGGAGACGTCCAGTGCGCTGGTGGAAGATCCGGTTATCGCGATCGTCTCGCCACGCAGTGAGTTGGTTGAAGAGCGCCAGTACGGCAATGGGAGCGGTGACGAACAGAGCGCCGATAAGAACAGTCATCAGAACCGGTCCCTCATGGGTCGATCGGACACGTGCGGCATGGAGTCCGAAGCGGCTTTGTCCTGCTCCCAGTCCGAGTAGAAGTAGTCCGCGCGGTTGTCCTGTTCGATCGCGTCTGCGAGTGCCTTACGGACGGCCCTGATGCCTTCCAGGTCCATCTCAACCATCTTGTTCCATAGTGCCTCTGCGACGCTCGCCTCATTGGCGAAGTAGTGCGCCATGTCCGGGTCATCCTTGAAGGTGATTGCGTTGGTCCTCATGGACTCCATGTAGAGCCGCATGGCGACACGCAGCGTCTGCGATTCGTCCGGGGTGAAGTCACTCATGACTCGCCTTTCATTGTGCGGAGTTGGCCGAATAGCCACAAGGCGAGTCCCGAAGGACCCCCTTGAAGTGATTCGGTCAGAAGTGCATGGGACCTGTACAGAGCCACTCAGAGAGCCCGTGAATGCATGTCGGATAGAGAAGCTCAATCAGCCGCTTGTGTTCGGCCTTGATCTCGGAGTTCTCCGTTTCGTAGAAGGCGTGAGTGCGGGACTTGCGAGCGATGAATTCGAGTGCCTGGTCTTCTGTGGTGAATTCCGCGTAGTAGGAACGTCGTTGCTCGCAGATGTGAACTTCCAGCTTGATCATTGAATCGCCTTTCGAGTCACTGGTGAACGGCCATAGCAGCGGACATCAGAGATGCCCACCACTAAAGCGGAGCGTCAGGACGCAGCAACCCACATTGCGTAGGTCGTTTTCTCGTCAGTGGACCATTGCGCCATCAGGGCATTGGCCTCTTGAATGGTGCGAGTACTCACCGTGTTGACTTGCTCTAGCCATGCCTTGAGGGGGTCCATGCCCAGTCTGCCTTTCGGTTGAGGTCCACAAGCATTTCAGCCGCTACTAGGTGATAGCAACGGCCGTAGTTGAGAAAGCCCTTACAGGTGCAAGAGCGTTCGTCTGTGTCCACCATGTAGGTGTTCGTGCCATCGCTGGACACGATAAGCCAGATGCCATCGCGACTACCAGCCAGAATGGCTTGTGTCTCGATAAGTTCCATGGCCTTGACGACTTGTGCGGGACGCTTGTCACTGGCGAACAAGTCCAGTGTGGGAGTGGGGGAACTCATGACCAGACCCCGTCTCGGTAGTAGTGGTCTGCGTGAGTGGGACACGTGATGTCGTGTGCCCAACCCTCACGAGTCATGACGCAGACGTAACCGGTGTACTTGATACGGCCGTATTCGTCGGTCGCGTGTGAGGCCACCTGCATACCGATGCCGTACTGAGTACGTTCTTCCGGCAGAACATCGAACGGCGAGTGATAGCCGCAGAGTGCCGTTCCCGCCTTAGCGACTGGAAGCGACTTGAGAAGGATGTGAACGGCGAGTGAGGGCTTACCGTGATCCCCCTTGCATCCGTTGCTTCCGTACGTCCATGCGCACGGAACGTCTTTCGGAGCGGCCTTGACTGATTCGGTCCTGTAACTCATGAGTTCGCCTTTCGTTGGAGTGGCCTTACTAGTGAGAGTGGTGAGTCTTGCACTCACTGACTACTAACTAGTCACTCTCGCCACTGAGTACTACTCAGCACAACCGATGCCCTTGAGTAGGGAGGACTGAGTTAGGCCCTTACTCGGTTGTCTTACCGTCTCTAGTGTCTGGTTCTCAGGCTTACCGGGTTTGGAGGACTATGCGGATCTTACGATCCCTACGTACCGGGGCGGAGTGACTAGAGCCCGTATGAAGTTGTCTATTGCCAAGTTCCCTTAGGCAGAGTGGTCAGTCAAGAGCTTCACTAGTCATCGTTACCAACCTGTGACTTGATCAGTTACACGATGTAGTCCCTACTCCCTGGGTGGTTCAGGCAATGTCCGACTAGGAGTAGTCCCAAAAGGTGGCTCTGACCAGGCAGAACCGCTAGCAGATCTCGCCGGATAGGTTGTACCTGAGAAGGGGTCTAGGCCCTTAGGGACGCTCTCAGAGCCATCTAGCCTGTTATACGGAGAGTCACAAAAACCTGAGTATCACCCAGGGAATAAGGTGACAATGACAACGGTTATCGGGTACAGTCCCCAGGACACAGATCGAACAAGAGGAGTAGGACAGTGACTGAGACAGTCGAAACCCCCACGATTGATCTTGACCAGTTCGCCACCGCTGGCAGTGATCAGTTCATCACTACGGTTTGGCCGCAGATCAAGGCGCAGCTAGAGCAGATGGCTAAGGCGGTTGAAGATCTTAAGCGCTTCACTCCCCCTAGCACTCCTGAGATCTGGGAGTTCGTCAGGTCGGATGCCGGTAAGGCAGACGCGACGATCAAGGCGGCTACTGATCACATCACTGAGATGGAAGCCACGCTAGCCGCGCTCAAAGAGAAGCGGAACGCACGCGCGGTTGAGTTGATGGCACCTGAGACGGTTCCCACTGAGAAGCTAAATGAGATGCGCGCGGCATTCCAGGCTCAGAAGAACTCTGTGACTGGGCAGATCAATGCGGCTAAGAGCTATGCCGGGGTCATGGGCAAGACCGAACTTCTCACTGCGTTTGAGGAGATCAAGGTTCCCGGCTTTGTCCGGGGGTTGGGTGCCACTACTCCCACTGGTGGCAACCCCGAGAACGCAGCGATTCGGGAGTGGGCTGTAAAGCAGGGTATTGAAGTCGGGACTAAGGGAAAGCTGCCTGAGGCAGTAGTCACCGCTTACCGTGCGGCTCACGCTTCCTAAGGAACTAGAAAGGGGAGTGGCTCACTGAGCCACTCCCCTTTATTCGCATCCCCTTAAGGAATAGACACATGACACTAGTAGAACGCATTCGACTACTCGGACTAGTACAGACTCGATTCACTGAGTACCTAGACGCACTACAGCACTATGACGCAATGCGAGTACAGGACGGCCAAATAATAAAGCCGCGTGATGACGAGTCACTACTAGATGACTTCGCTTACTACCTACTCAGAGACGATCATGACGGGGAATCATTCTGATGTGGTGTGCGACCAACCTAAACACAGACGAATACTACCTATGCGACTCGTTTGATGAGGCGTGGGTACTTGCTGATATCAGCAAGTGGAAAGAAGTCCGAATCACCTTTGTAGAGGAGTAACGACAATGAACCAACCACTGATTATGCATGTCGACCTGGAAACAGGTAAGGCACGCATAGAGTCGGGAGAACCACTTGACCCGGACGCATATCAAGTGCTAGCCATCACTGATAAGGAAAGCAGAATCACAACTTCTTTCCAGAGAGCAGAGTAAGGGTAATGAAGATTAGAGAACTGATTGAGTTGGCTAGTAAGTTCCCGCCGGAAATGGACATTGCTTTCTGGGATGTCTATGGGAAAGAGGGCGGCTACTCACTGCAAAAGACACTCAACATGGAAGTGCATGAGTATCCCAATGGCTATAGGGAAGTAAGGGCTTCAGTAGAGGAGGACTACACAAAGTAACGATCTGTCACCCTGGGTGAGATCATGCCTCTGACCTGGGGAAAGCTAGCGCTTGACAGATGCTAGATGATCTGCTCTCATCAGGGTATGAAAACCGTTTCCAAACGGCGAGTAAGAAAGGCGAGTAGTGAGGACACAGGCGCAAGTACTTGAATGCATAGAGAAAGCATTTGAGAATCCGACTAAGAAAGCTCTTGACCACGCGCTAGAAGACATTGACTACTACGTCACTGACTTCATGAAGTTGCTAAGTGATAAGCGGCACTTGCTAGTTGCTCTGTACGTAGACCTGGAATCGAAAGGCGAGTTGGTATGAGTGGTGGCGGTAGCGGTAAGGGGAGTGGCAAGCTTCCCGCTAGGGCACACAACCCTAAGCGCATTGCGAGAATGGCAGCATCCTGGAAGCGCGGGCAGGAACGTAAGGACGCTAGGCGATTGGCTCAGAGCAAGCGTGAGCGTGTGAACAAGGCACTCAATTCAGAGGGGAAGCTCACTAAGTGGGAAGCCCTCACAGAGGCTCATAGGGGCACGCGGAACAAGCTCTATAACGTGGGCACTGCTGCTTATGTCATGAGTGCGCCGGTAGTGAAGCCCGCTAAGGGGCAGATGAATCCCGGACGCTCTGTGTCTATCGGCGCGACACTCAATGCAAAGCGAGTGATCACCGGTTGGGCATTCGCTTGCGTCAATTGCAGGACGCGTAAGGCTTACTCGAATGAGCATTTCCATGACCCGGAAGGGGCTGCAATTGAAGCGGGACGCGATCACATGTGCGCTCCCCAGTCATGGAAAAGCCCCGTGAAAGAGCTAGCACTACTGAACAGCTAAAGCTCTGTGAATGTCTTAACCGGGGGGTAGGGCATTCGCAGTAGTGAGGATGACCCTGTTTAAAACGGGGGCAGGGTCATCCTCCATTGGGGCGGCTAGGTGCTTTGTGGATAAGGTTAAAAGGGTTTCTCGTTGAATTCGCCTTCATGTTGGTATCGCATTAAAGGGGCTCCTTCCAGGGTCCTTAGCACACTCCACAAATAAGGTTCAATTACTTACGCTCCACTACCCGGCAACCAACGAAAAGAAATGTCATGCCAAAAGCTGCAAAGTATCTGCTTATCGGAATCCTCGCTATCTGGGTATTGCGTAATCCTAATGTAGCTGCCACCAGTATTAGTGATGTGCTTAATGCCATCTTCCTAGTAGCGGATGAAACAACTAAGCCCAAGACTTGAGGTACGGGAAATTGAGAGACGACAAAAGGATTGAGCCCCTACAAATCGTCTGCTGATCAGTGCCTATTCTTTATTGGAATAGGGTAGCTCCACTGAAAGGAAAGCGCTCACGCGCCCCGTATCTCATGTAAGTCCCTTCTGTACCCAACAGAAGGTAGCAGTAATGCGGCATCCTCTCAGAGCGTCTCAGGTGGGTTGTGTGGAGCCTTGCTGACCTTTGGAAGTCATATACGTCCCGATGGCGTATATGGATTCTCTGAGAGGGTGCCGTTATCCCCCGGATCGAAAGGCGAATCTGATCATGGCGATGAAGAAATGCCCGTACTGCGGACATGAAGAGGATGACGGTAAGGTATTCCGGCTAGCCATCTATACGAAAGATACCCGACTCGCAGTAATCCCAGCGGGTACGGCCACATTCGCAGAGATCAAAGCCATCGTAAAAGGCACTCCGGATAGCTATCTCATGGAAGAGGTACTAACCGCAGAGGGACGCATTTCCCACTCAAGACAAGTGGCAGAGTCACTCATGGTCTATACAACTGACGGAAAACTAAAAGAAAGAATGTAATGGTACGCGACCTAGAGCAAGTAAGGGCAGAACGTGACGCTGCTCTAGCCGCTACCGAGTCCCTTTCTCAGACACGTCTAGCTCTAGTCGCTGAACGTAGGGCTTCCCTAGAGCCTGTGAGTTCACCTGAATCACGTAAGCGGCTAGAGCGGATATGGGAACTAAGACGCCTAGCTAATGAAGAGTCAGACAAAGCACAGAAGCTAGATGAGGAACTCCGTCGAATCACCCAGGGGGCTAAGGCTAGAGAGATACTCAATGCAGAGGGGGAAATGCTAGATGTCATCACACGCAATGCGCCGTGGCGACAGTTCGCATTCACTCATCAAATTGAGGGGGCTAAGCAACTTGCCATTGCAGGTCGTGGCATCCTGGGTGATAAGCGCGGGCTAGGTAAAACGCTTACGTCTATCATCTGGCTAGACATGCTGCGAGTAAAGAAGACGATCATCTTTACTAGCAAAGAAGCCAGTACGGCATTCCGTAAGCAGATGCCACGATGGGCACCCCATAGACCACTGTTTGATCTGACCTCAAAGAGTAGTGCCGAACGCAACGCCGTGCTTCAAGTGCTTCACTTTGTAGATGAGTGGACCATCCTTATTAACTTTGAGGCATGGCGTCATGACCCTACCCTGATAGAGAAGCTTGTGAGGCTCGCTGCGGAAGCAGTAATCATCGATGAAGCCCATGGCATCAAGGAACCTAAAACAAGCGCTTACAGGGGCGTTCACGCGGTTGTGTACCCGTCTGACATACCGGCGCTCTGCTCTGTTAAGCACGTGCTACCAATGTCCGGCACTCTGTTTCTCAACTACCCCGATGAACTATGGCCATTGCTAATGCTCGCAGACAGGAACGAACTGACTTGGTACTCCCTTAAAGAGTTCCGCAGTAACTACCTAGTGCAAGCGAATAATGGCCGTTGGGTTTTCGATAAGAAAAGGGACACTAAGACAAAGCTGTTTGACACCCTGGGTATTCGATTCGTTCAACGCAATAGATCTGATACCGGGGTAGAGATTCCTCCTCAGGAAGTTGTCACTCATGATATTGAATTCACCTCGGAGAGGTATCCCAAGCAATACAAGGCTTATCGTGATCTAGAAGGCAAGTCAGCAATGCTTATGCAGGGCATGACTGATGCACAAGTAATGGGTGTTGAGGGTCTAGCCCTCCTTACCCGACTACGCCAGATGATTACGTGGCCTCAAGGCATTGAGATGCGAGATCCGGAAACTAGACAAGTTCTATTCAAGTGTGACATCGACGAATCAGTAAAGGCTGATTTCGCAGAGACACTCATTAAGCGAATCGTGAATCAGGAGGGGGATAGAGTCGTTGTCTTCTCACAGTTCAGAGCCCCACTCAGAGAACTTTCTCTACGTCTTCAACGGGCTGGAATTCAGGCTGTTGTATTGGATGGTAGTACGGGATCTCAAGTACGCGAAGCAATCAAAAGAGACTTTGACGGAGCAGTCACCGCTAAAGGCAATGAGCGTTGGTCAGTTGTCCTGGCTAATTACAAGGTGGCTGGACAGTCATTGGACTTCACAGGTGCTCAACAGATGGTCATTCTTGACAGAGAATGGAATCCGGGCAGACATGACCAAGCTTACGGCCGAATTGACCGTATCGGACAAACAAGAAACACAACAGTTCACATTCTCAATTGCCCCGAAACAGTAGACGACACCATGACTGAACTAAATGAATCAAAGGGCAACGAGTATGGAGTCTTTGAAGACGGAATTAGAGCAGCATCCGACTATCTGAAAGGCAAGTAATGTCTTGGCATGTCGGACCACCCAGGGAGACAGATAGCAGGAGTTCTCTATGGGCGGCTAAGTGGTATCGAATTATTGAACAAGAGGTAGCCGATAACAAAGCACGATGGCGCGTAGATAACTATGTCGCGCATGTCGTTGCGCCAGTAGAGATCGCCGATACGTTTCTTGATGAATGGCTAGTAGGACTATGGCAAACTCACGAGACATAGACGTTGCCAATACTTACGACGAAAGAATGAAGCAGCGACCGATAGGGGAGACATACGCAGTAGACGAGATTTACATTCAGTATGAAGACGATATGGCGCGTATTGGTCAACAGAAGAAAGACACGCTAGGCGTACTTAAGTTCTACCGAAAGACAGATCTCATACCTACTAACCGGCGACTCATCCCCACGAACAAAGACCTACGGTTGCTTATCGAGATGCTCGGATTGGATGACCTTTGAGCCATCTCGATAGGGAGCAATTCGAGCAAGAGCTAGATAAAGCCCTAGCAGATATCCGGCTAACACTGCTAGAGCATTGGGAGAAAGAACATGCCTGACGAAAACACCAGCTACCTAGTAGAGAATGGCATCATTGCTAATGACAAGCCGCTTCATGCACTAGAGAATGGAACGCACTTCTGGGTAATCAAGGGAGTATGGCATTCAGAAGACCCTGTAAGCGTCATCACCCAGGGTGCCATCGTTCTTAATGAAGAGACCATTGTCCGTATTGATGGCCCCGTGTGCCTCTTTTGTGGCATGTCATTTGATAGCGACGTTGTCCGGCTACTAGGTCAGTGTCCAGGGGTGACTACCTGATGCCTTGGTATTGGGAAGCGATCCTAGTAGGGGCATCTGTCTTTACTGGGTATCTAATTGGACGCTGGGAAAGGCGCGACTAATGCAATGTCCTTACTGTAATCAACCCGTGCAAGACGGGTCATACGCAATTCATCTCAAGTACGCACATCCCAACGTATAAGGAGTTCGTCATGGTTGACTTCATTGAACGGTATGCAAAGGGGCTCACTGGTGGTATCGGCGCACTAGCCGTCACCGGGCTTTCCCTGGGTGAACAGTTCTGCGGAACGGTATGGCCTGCCGTTGCTTCTATCCTCGCAGCCGTGCTAGTCGTGGCCATCCCAAACAAGCCTAAGGCGTAATGTATGTGTGTAGGTATTGCTCCGTCCGCGTGTCCTAACAAGTGTCCACATGGTGTTCCCTGCCATGCCTCTTGTAGTAGCTGTAACTGCTAATGGTAGTAGTCAATTGCGATGACTGCACAACGGGCAGATGTCGCCATAGGGTCTGCTGTAAATACAAGTGCCAGACATGTAAGGATCATGGCAATTGGTCAATGGCAACGGACAACGTAAGTGTGGCACATGTGGAGCAGACATCAGTTCCGGTAATGAATGTGCCGACTGTAAGAAAGCAAGAGAGGTCCTAGAAAGGGACCTCTAATAACCGCTATCCGGCAATAGTGAAAGGTCACTTCTGTGATCAAGCACGGCAAATCTGTAGCAACCAACAAAGACGGAACGATCCAAGCATCGTTCATCACCGTTGGCCCTGCTCTAGCCGAAAAAGCACTAGAGACTTACCACGAGTCGTACCGTAAGTACCGTCCCACTTATGCAGAGGGTCTTTCACGGGACATGCGTAACGGCTTTTGGCTACCTGGATCTGTCCTTCTCTTTACTGATGATGACGACGGTAATCAGGTAATGGCAGATGGACAGCATCGGTATCACGCTCTTATTGACAGTGGGACTGAACAGGAATTCCTGGTCATGACCGGTCTGCCTAAAGCGGTGTATAACGTCACTGATACGAACAAGGTTCGTAACTATGGCGACTTGCTTAGGCAGCGAGGTTATGCCGGTAACATTCGTCCCGCGCTTGTGCAGATGATGCATAAGGGAATTCATGGGCCTAGTCTCATCACGACCAAACGCTACACAAACAGTGAGCTAGATCTCACGCATGATCTGTATGTGGACAGCATCAGTAGGGCTGTTTCTATGGCAGCGTCTACTAGGCGAAAGTGGCTCACTGAAACAGTGTCTGCTTATGCCTGGTGGTCGTTGTCTCAGATTCACAATGAGAATGCGTACACATTTCTCATGAGTGTCTTTGAAGGTGAAAACCTCAGAGAGGGAATGCCTGAGTTCAACCTACGTGAAAGACTGCGTAGCGAGTACGAAAAGGACTCAGGTATAGATCGTATGGAGATCATGAATCTGATCTATGACGCATGGAATTATAAGGTAGACGGACTGTATGCCAGTAAGTACCTGCGAACCACAGTTCTCATCAAAGAACCACACAATGCTGGACTCAGGATTCCTAAGAGATATCCAGAAGTAACACCCGTAGATCCGAATGACTACGTGGAAAAGGTTAATGACGCAAACGAAAAACTGCTAGACGACGTCATGGGCGTCACAAGGAAAGGCGAGTAATGCTAGGTATCCCGCAACGAATCGGGTACTGCCCTATTACCCCGGAATGTAGTAAGAAGCTTCTCTATATTGACGCTCCCCTAGAGGATGTCAAGCCAGAGAACGTCTACTACATCAATGCACATAAGGAACTTGTTCCTCACGTTTGTACTGTGGTGAACGCATCGGGTATTCCTGAGTACGTTTACATCGGGGAATTCCTCAACAGTCGTACTAAGAGGACTCGCTACATGGGTCCTTTCAGGACGCGCAAGCAAGCTGAGGTCTTCCCTAAAGATGACAAGCTTGATCCTAGACGTCGCACAATCGGTAGGGGAACTGAGTGGCAGCTAGTCAAGACACACGTGGCTAAGCCTGTGTGGAAACTAGCGCCGTAACCCGTAGTCTCCCCCTGTGAGGTCCGCAGAGCCTCACAGGGGGTCTCGCACTGTGTCAGTGGGACTGACTACCCGATTGCGCATCGGAAGTCCCTAGTTTGATCCTAGGCGGTGCGGCGTGATCATCAGTAACAGTGAGGTAGAGACATTCCAGAAGTGCCAGCGAAAGCATTGGTATTCATATGGCTTGAATCTCACACCCAAAATCAAGACGCTACCTTTGCGATCCGGCATTCTTGGTCACTCGGTTCTTGAAAAGTATTACATGGCTAAGCGCGCTGAACTAACGCATGACGAATGCGTGCAAGAGGGGATGGGAGTACTAGCCGCATATATGTTGCATCCTGATGTTGAGGTATACAGCATTGTTCTACAAAGATTCCTTGAGTATGCGGAGTTCTATAAGCATGAGCCGTTCCGGGTACTCGATGTAGAAGGCACGTACACAACTCCGCTAAGGAATGGCATTGAGTACGCACTGACTCTAGACCTGCTAGTGGAGTACGTAAGCGGGGAATGGAAGGGTAAGCAGGTACTCATTGATCACAAGTGGACTTCTGATTTCTGGTCTGCGAATGCGGTTGACATGCTCCCTCAAATTCCTAAGTACTTGCATACACTGCGCTCCCTGGGTAGTACGGCCGATTTCGGAATCATTAACCAGGTTCGCTATAGGAAGATGAAAGAAGGGCATCCCCCGGAAAAATTCTTTCGCCGTTCTCCTGTAATACCTACTCCGAAACGCATTGAGAACATCATGCGTATTCAGGAACAAGTTACACATGTTATCCGGCAACGAAAGCTTTTCCCTGATTTGTGGGAGTCAGAAGCAACGCCCACTATTTACCGGCAACAATGTGACAATTGCTTCTTTGCTATCCCTTGTCAGATCGCACTAGACGGAAGAGATCCAACACCTACATTCGATGCTCACTTTGAACAAAACACTTACGGCTACGATGAAGATAGGCTAAGGCGAGACGTTGAAGGATAAGCGAGAAGAATGCGGGTGCCATAGAGAATGTAGTGTCATAGATCATGAGTGTGAAGTTCCTTGCCAATGGCCTAAGTGCATGACGCGCGATGAACTCCGAGAATTCAATCATGAAGTAGAAGAGTGGATGGCTTCCCTCAATGGCGACTAAAAAAGAATGCGACAGATGTCTCAGTCAATGGGAAATCAACCTATATGATGAGACTTGCACAATCGCCGTCAATCTTCCGCAGTGGAGTAAAGGACCTAGGTCTCTCGGTTGGGATGAAAAGAACCGAGTAGAGAAGGTCTACGAACTGTGCCAAAAATGCGCCCGTACTATTGTGGAGCTACTAGAAACTAAGGGCAGCGTTGACAAGTCCTCTTGAAGAGACGCTAGCCAAGTACGGTAGTCCCGCAAAGGTTCGGGATAGGTCGCCATTCTGGAAAGCTCTCTACTACGGTGATTACAAGATTGGAAAGACGGTAGCCGTAGCACACTGCGGAAAGCGTCCACTGCTCTTTGCCGTAGATAATGGCTGGACGTCTCTTAAGGACTGGCCTGAACTAGGTCACGTTGAGGTCATTGAGTGTCAGGGCCTTAAGCATTACAAGACGTTCGTATCTGCACTAGTCCAGGACGTTCCGCTTTATCGAGAGTTCGATCATGTCCTGTTTGATCCATGGTCAAAGCTAGTAGATACGTACATTGACTATCTTCAAGACAACGCAGTCCCAAGCACAGCAGACGCAAGAATCCAATGGAGCAGAAAGCCGGGAACTAACGATCCTGATTTCTCACCATTTACTACTGCCGGTGTTGGGGACTACATGGCAGTACGGGATTACTTCCGTAAGACTATTTATCCGGTGATGAGGGTTCAAAAGCATGTGTCGCTTATTGCACATCTTAGAGAACCTGGTTTTCTGGATAAGGTAAAGACTTTCCGGAGTTCGGTACCTGGTAAGACTCATGAGATGATCGCCAGGGAAGTAGACTTCATTGGCCTTATGGAAGCAGAGGGAGACAACAGAACGATTTCATTTCTAGCTAATTCGAAACAAGACGCAGGATCTAGATTCCGAGAACTACATGGTAAGACAATCAAAGCAGAAGACTTGCCTAAGCTGTATACGCGATGGGCACCCAGGGAGAACACGCAATGAGTGATGAAGACTTCGACACTTTCGATGATGGCCTTGACGACGTCATGCCTGACGCACTTGTCACGGATACTTACCTCTCCAATCTTGAAGCAGTGAAGCGCATCAAGGCAAAGGACGAAAAGCAGTACAACGTCTTTGAATGGGAAGTCATTCAAGAGGGCGGCTATGAGGGGGAAACCTTCTCTGAGATGTACCGTCATGCCACACTTGATGAATACCAGAAGTCAGACAAAGCGGAGCAGCGAGAAATCAGGGAAGCACGGCGCAAGTTCCAAGCGCGTCTTATCTCCCTGGGTGTTCCGGGGGATGAGCTGAATAAGGTCAAGCCCTCTAGTTTGGTGGGCATCAAGGCCCATGTCACAGTCAATGTCAAGCCCCGTACTAAGGGAACGGGAATGTCTATCTGGGTAGACAAGCTTGAAGTTGCTGATCTGTCTAAGGAGACAACAGAACTCCCCTTCTAAAGGTTGCCAACCTACAGAGGTAGTAGTCGGATGTATTCGCCTGCATCTAGACTCCCTCTGTGCGGCCCTTAGAAGGGGACTGAGCCGCGCTAGTAATTTCCGGGGGGTAATCCTAGCGCGGCTCTCCCCCTGCCTCTGATCCGACCCCATATAGGCA